CACGTTTTATCTTAAGTCTTTTTGATCTTTTTTCAACTTCACATTTGAAACAACTCTCAATTTTAATGTCTGCCACTAACTTACTACGTGTTGGAGTCTTTAAACAAAGACCCAAATATGTAGAACCACTTTATCGAAGACAGGTCCAGCACACGATGCGGGAACGTCTGATAAAGAAGGCGATCTACCTCGAATGTCCACCGGATCTTGCTAAGCAAGCCATCAATGGATTTCGAAGGTCAGAAGGAGGAGATGACATGGCCGAGAAAGATTTTCTTCGGACTGATGTACCTAATCATGATCTCAAGCGAGACTATCACTACAAACGCGCTTTGCGAGTTTGCGAGAAGATGTTCCGCCCGTCACGAAGGCTCAGACCGATTGCTTTCCCCGACCTCAGGTTTTATCCCTGGTCACTCTCTGTCTCTGCAGAAGCACCGTTCACCGTCCAAAAGAAATGGACTGATAAGATACGACAGCGTCAAGCTGAAGGTGAGGATCTAGATGGAAAACCAACTTTCCACAATCTCTACGATGAGATCTTCAAACTTAATCGTCATCTGATTCACCAAATCAAGGAAGGCGCACCCGGTTTCTGGAACAAAGATGGAACTCCCAAGCCATACTGGTTCACAACGCTACACACGCGTGCACACTTAGTCAAGTCAGACGATGAGGATAAACTCCGTGCCGTTTTCGGCGTTCCAAAACTACTTCTCCAAGCTGAGAATATGTTCATCTGGAACCTACAAAAGGAGTACCTCAACGAGAAGGTTCGTTCTCCCATGCTCTGGGGTTTCGAAACCTTTAAAGGTGGCTGGGCTAAACTATGGAATAGGATGACTGCTGGTCAGAAGCAAACATTCCTTTCTGCCGACTGGTCTGGATTTGATCGATTCGCTCTTTTTGAGATGATCGACGATACCCACGACATGTGGCGAGGATGGTTTGACTTTGACAAGTACGAACCTACTGATGCGATCAACGCACCGGAAGGTATACGTCTAAGTTACCCTAACTCCAAGTGCAACCCGATGAAGATACAGCGACTATGGGACTGGATGTGTTACTCAATTAAACACACCCCAATCCGTGCTGCTTCAGGACAACTATACCAGTGGCAATACAATGGAATTGCTTCAGGATACCAACAGACTCAGCTGCTTGACTCTTTTGTCAATGCGATAATGTTGCTAACTTGCCTTAGTGCATGTGGCATCAATATTGAGTCCGAAGGGTTTGATCTTCTTGTTCAAGGAGACGATTCCCTCTCTGGTTTCCCCGAGATTATCTCGGATAAGAAGTCTTTTCTTGCCAAACTGGCTAAGGAAGCGAAGCTTCGTTTCAATGCTGTTTTGTCTACCGACAAGACAAGTATTGGTAACTCACTCAACGATGTTGAGGTTTTAAGTTACCGAAACGATGGTGGATTTGCTACTCGCGATCCCGCCGATCTGCTCGCTCACCTACTCTACCCCGAACGCACACAGGGTCTCCCTGAGACCGCCGCGTCATGTATCGGAATAGCGTACGCCTCGATGGGAACATCAAGGTATGTGTACAACACTTGTAAGAATGCATTCGAATTTTTGACTAACGTTCTAAGGGTTGAGCCTAAACATGAAGCTCTTGCTGAGTACTTTAAACTCAGAGGACTTCCACTTCTTAGAG